GGGTGACGCTGAAATTCGAATATCTCGAAGGCGTCGTTGAGCAGGCGAGGGCCATCCCGTCGAAGCGCAACCTGATCATGCGGTTGCACTTTTGCGTCTGGACCGAGGCCGATACCGCCTGGATACCGCGCCCGATCCTCGAAAAGGTCATGCACGACTTTGACCCTTACGAGGAACACACGGGCAAAGAGATTTCAGCGGCCGGGCTTGATCTTTCGGGCGCGAAAGACTTGACGGCGGCGGCGTTTATTATCGAAACCGGAACGAAGCGCGTCACGCGGGACGACGGCACGGAATCCGAGCTTCCGACCTACGATGCCTGGATTGAAGCATGGACGCCGCGCGAAACGATGGACGCGCGCACGAAGATCGATCATGTGCCCTATCGTCTATGGGTGGAGGGTTGTCATCCCGGAACGTCATGGCCCTACCTGCACGCCCCGGAGGGGCAGCGCGTTCTGGCATTCGACCGCTACGCATTCGATAAATTCCACGATGAGCTTGACGCTTACGGCGTTGACATCAAGACCGTTGCGCATCCCCAGGGCGGCAAGAGACGTGCACGCCCAAGCCCAGAGGAAGTCGAGACGGCAAAGGCGAACGGCCAAGAGCCTCCGCTCGGGTTATGGATGCCGGGCAGCGTCGCGGCCCTTGAGCAGCTAATTCTAGACGGGCGCATCAGGCTCCGGCGCTCGCCCGTTCTTCTGTCGGCTCTGATGGGTGTGGCGATCGAGACTGATCCACTCATGGGCAACCAGTGGTTTTCGAAAAAGAAGGCGACGATCCGCATCGATCCCGCCGTCGCCTTGGCGATGGCGATCGGAGCGGCGACCGAAGGGCGGCATGAGCACAAGCGCGTATCTTCGCCTTGGGATGATCCTACATACAGTCTCGCGGCTGCAACGTGACACAGACAGAAAGGGCTATGGATGTGGCCGTTTAGCAGCCGAAACGGCGCACAATCTCGCGCAATCGTCCCTTACGCTGAGCGACGGGACGGAAGCATCGAAAATCCCGCCATTCCGGTTAGCTCTGCTAATTTCCTTGCTCATTTCGGCCTCAGCGACGCTAACCTTCCGAACGTCACGATCGATAGCGCATTGACGGTGCCTGCCGTATGGGCGGCCGTCTCGTTTCTCTCTCGCACGCTCGCATCGCTGCCTCTGCACGCCTACCGCAGCACGAAAGAAGGCCCGGAACGCATCAAGGGCAAGCTCGATGCCGTCGTGCACGACGCGCCGAACCCCGAGCAGGACAGCTTCAAGTTTCGTCAGTATTTCTGGACGCAGGTCTTCACGGGTGGCCGTGGCCTCGCATGGATCGAACGCACGCCGCAGGGTGTCGAGGCCATTTGGCCGATGGACCCGCGCCACACGGTCATCAAGCGCGTCAACCATCGCATCGTCTACGAGTTCAACAGCAACCCCGGCCGTTCCATCGCGTACCCGGCCGAGGACGTGATTGATGTGCCGTTCATGCTGCGCTCGTGCGGGATACGTCATTACAGCCCGATTGCGATGGCGGCGAAGGCCATCCAGCTCGCGCTCGCAATGAACGCGTATGGCTCGCAGTTTTTTGCCGGCGGCGGCGTTCCGCCATTGGCGCTCGTTGGGCCTCTGCCGCAGGGCGCTGAGGCGATGAAGCGCGCAATGTCAGACGTACACCGCGCCATCGATGCGGCGCGGCAGTCCGATAAGCCGCTATTCCCGCTGCCACCCGGTCATGACCTAAAGGCGGTTGGCGTTGATCCCGAGAAAGGTCAAATGACGGACGCGCGCCGGTTTCAAGTGGAAGAGATTGCGCGTGCCTATCAGTTGCCGCCCATGTTCTTGCAAGACTTGACGCGTTCGACATTCACGAATGCGGAACAGCAAGACATGCACTTGGTCAAGCACCTCGTTGGCCAATGGGTGCAGGCGCTGGAGGGCGAACTCAATCTCAAGATTTTCGGTCGCGGCAACACTGGCCGATATATCGAGCACAACCTCGACGGACTGCTTCGCGGCGACTTCGCAACGCGCATGAGCGGATATGCGACCAGCATTCAGAACGGCATCCGCACACCGAACGAGGTTCGCGCCCTTGAGAACTTGCCGCCGCATTCCGACGGCAACGACCTCATGATCCAGGGGGCTACGGTTCCACTTAGTAAAGCTGGCGCTGCATTGGCGCCGCAGACGGTAGACGCAGGCAGCAAGGGTGACGGAGCCAAAAAGGCATGACGAAAGAAATCGAACGGCGCACCAGCGCTCTTGGTATCGAGACGCGCGCAGATCAGGGCGGCAAGAAAAAGCTGTATGGCTACGCCGCCATCTTCAATTCCGACACCACGATAGGCGACTATTTCATTGAGCGTATCAGCAAGGGTGCATTCGATAAAGCCATCAAAGGCGATGTCCGCGCGCTTGTTGATCACGATTCAGGCCGCGTGATAGGGCGCACAACGAGTGGAACTCTGAAACTTGCCACGGATGATAAGGGGCTCGCTGTTGAAATCGATCCTCCTGATACGGTTGACGGCCGCGATCTGATGACCCTCGTTGATCGAGGCGACATCTCAGGAATGAGCTTCGGGTTCCGGGTCCTGAAACAAGAGTGGGACGAGACCGGAGATCTGCCCGTCCGGACGATCCTCGATGTCGAGCTATTCGAAGTCTCCGCAGTCGCCTTTCCCGCATATGAAGATACGGAAATCGACGCGCGGTCCATCGATGCGGCCCGCGCCGTTCTGGACGATGCCCGCAAGGGATCGCAGCGCAAAAAAGACAACGATCAAGCCGCCAAGCGCCGGATTGCCGAGCGGCAAGCGCTGATGGAGCAGAAAATTCGGGGCATCCGATAGGTAGGAACTCCGATAGTCACCGGACATCCGATCCGTGGGCAGTGTTCCTGCCATCGCGTTGTTATCACCCAACCGCCCGCCAAGAGCGAGTTTTTTATTGTCTGAAAGGACGCCCAAATGCCTATGACGATCAAGGAAATGCAGGAAAAGCGTGGCAAGCTTGTCAACGACGCCCGCGAGGCCCTGGACGAGATCAAAAAGAACACCGACGAATCCCGCGCATCTGAACTTGAGGGCCGCCACGATGCCATCATGGCAGAGTTCGATAAGCTCGATAGGGACATCGATCGCGAGCAGAAGATGGCAGACATCGAGGCTCGTGCCGCCAAGCGCGCCGAAGAGGACCGCGCCAAGAAGCGCCCGATCGGCAGCGATGACGAAACGCACGGTCAGGACGACGGTGACAAGCCGTCATACCGGAGCGTGTTCTACAAGTTCATCGCCGGAGGCGCGTCGCTCGACGCCCTTGATGGTGAGGAGCGTGCAATCCTGCGGGCCGGCGCTGTCAATATCGAACAGCGCGTTCAGACGGGCGGCAGCAATGCCGCTGGCGGCTACACGATCCCTGTCGAATTGCAGGGGATGTTGGTCCGCGCCATGAAGGCGTGGGGTCCGATGTATGACGGTGCCGTCATCAGCGAGATCAACACGTCATCCGGCAACGCACTCCCGATCCCGACCACGGATGACACGTCTAAGACGGGCGTGGCGGGAACGGAAGGCGCGGCGCTGACGGATGACGGGTCTGCGGATGCCGTGTTCGGCCAGAAGCAGTTGGAGGCTTACGACTTCAATACGAAGTTCGTGAAGTTTTCCTGGCAGTTGGCGCAGGATAGCATCCTCAACATGGAGCAGTTGCTCGGCGATCTGCTCGGCGAACGCCTTGGCCGTCTGGCAAACGCGCAGCTTACAACCGGCACAGGGTCCAGTGCGCCCAACGGCATCGTGACGGCATCCTCGCTCGGCAAGACGGCTGCATCCGCTACTGCGATCGCAAGCGACGAACTGATCGATCTGTTGCATTCCGTCGATCCCGCTTACCGCGTCTCGCCGAAGGTCGGGTTTATGTTCAACGATACGACGCTCGCTGCCATCCGCAAACTCAAGGATGGCCAGGGCAACTACCTCTGGCAGATGGGCGATGTCACCAAGGGCGAGCCGGGCCGCCTGCTCGGGCATGCATATTTCGTCAATCAAGCCTTGGCCTCGATTGCCACAGGCAACAAGACGGTTTTGTTCGGCGACTTCGGTAAGTATTGGGTGCGCAAGGTCGGCGCTCCGGTCATCGGCCTGTTGCGTGAACGGTTCTGGCCTGACCTTGGCATCGCCGGCTTGATCCGCTTCGACGGCGAGTTGCTGGATACCGCTGCGGTCAAGCATTTGATCCAGGCGTGATATCACTAAGATAATCGGGCGGCTAAGGTAGATCCTTGGCCGCCCGATATGGCTATCGACCTGGAGTGGACTGATATGAAAATCAAAATGCTGACTGGCATGGCAGGTGTCGATTACTCGCTTTCGCCTGGGGACGAACGCGATTTTGACGATGCCGAAGCGATCCGGCTCATCGATGCCGGGTTTGCCGTTCCGGTTGCAGCGACGGAAATCGAAACGACAACGCTGGAACCCGTCGCCGAAAAGCGCGTCCGCCGCACCAAGCCTGCGGGCGAGTAGCGCCCATGTGGTATGCCGCAAAACAGACTGTTGCGCCATCGGGCGAGCCCGTCACGGTCGCAGACGTCAAGGCGCATACCTA